TAATCGTCAATATGCCACCCAGACACACCAAATCTGAGTTTGCATCCTTCTTGCTACCAGCGTGGATGGTGGGCCGTCAACCAAAATTAAAGATAATTCAAGCAACGCACACAGGAGAACTCGCAATTAGGTTTGGTCGTAAGGCAAAACACCTAATTGATAGTGAAGAATATAAAAAAATTTTCGCAACAACCCTACAAGAAGACTCAAAAGCAGCAGGAAGATGGGAAACATCCCAAGGTGGAGAGTATTTTGCTGCCGGTGTTGGTGGAGCAATCACGGGCCGTGGTGCGGATTTGCTGATTATTGACGATCCACACTCGGAACAAGACGCATTAAGCCCTAACGCCATGGAAAATGCGTACGAATGGTACACATCTGGTCCTCGACAACGTTTACAGCCGGGTGGAAAGATCGTTTTAGTCATGACAAGGTGGTCAACTAAAGATTTAACTGGAATTTTACTTAATAATCAGAAAGAAGTGAAGGGTGATCAGTGGGAAGTGGTCGAATTCCCAGCAATCTTGGACCACGGAACTCCGGTTTGGCCAGAATATTGGAAATTAGACGAATTAGAGAAGGTAAAAGCAACTTTACCCGTTCAAAAGTGGAATGCACAGTGGATGCAACAGCCAACTTCGGAAGAAGGAGCGATAATTAAGCGAGAATGGTGGCGTCCATGGAAATCTAAGTACATTCCGCCACTTCAACACGTAATTCAGTCGTATGATACTGCATTTTTGAAATCTGAGACTGCAGACTACTCTGCAATCACTACTTGGGGCGTATTTTTCCCATCTGAAGACCAAGGAGCGCAATTAATGCTTTTAGACGCTGTAAAAGGCAGATATGAGTTTCCAGAACTAAGAAGAAAGGCTTTAGAGCAGTATAAGTACTGGGAACCTGAAACAGTTTTAGTCGAAGCTAAGGCATCAGGTTTGCCACTCACATACGAGCTTAGAAAGATGGATATCCCAGTAGTAAACTTTACACCGAGCAAAGGAAATGATAAACATGCTAGAGTAAACTCAGTAGCACCTTTATTTGAGTCAGGAATGATATGGGCACCTGAACAAAAATTTGCTGAAGAGGTTATCGAGGAATGTGCTGCATTCCCGCACGGAGATCATGACGATTTAGTCGACAGCATGACTCAAGCGGTAATGCGATTTCGACAAGGCGGTTTTGTTGCACACCCTGAAGATTATGTCGAAGAAAAACGTGAATGGGTTAAAAGGGATTATTATTAATGATAAAAAATCTTTTATGGAAGCAAGCTTTAGAGTTAGCTAAGAAAAAGTTTGGTAATTTAAATACCACTGAAGCAAATAAGTGGTTAATGGATAAATACAATGCTTTACTCGGTAAAGAAAACACAAAAAATATTGCAAATAAAATTAGAGAAGATTTAAAAAGAGATAGACCTTTTGATAATTGGAAACCTGAAGTCGTTCCAAAAAAATCAAAATATGTAATGGAAGTTGATAAAAGAGGTCCTGGTTATGCAGGAATCGAACACCCAATAAAATCAAAATGGAATCCTTTTAAAAAAGAAGGTAAGAAAATAGATTTTATGGATTATTATTCTAAAAGAAAAAGAGGTGAGTTTGATGAAGGCGGTATAATACTTCCACAACCTAAACCTTATAACTTTGAAGAAAAAATAGAATTTTTAAAAAAAATAAAAGGTGGAGTTGGACCTAAAACATATCTTCAATTAATGTCAAACTATTTGAATGAAGGTGTTGAAAAAGGAGCTATTAGTAAATCATCAAGAGACAATTTTCTAAAACGATTTACAGGTACTATTTCTGAAGATTGGACAAGCGCCATTGATGATGAAAATTTATATATGTATGAAGGAGACTACGAAAGATATCCTCCTAAAAAATTTAATGAAGGCGGATTTACTGGAAGCAATATATATTTTCAAGATAAGTTTGATGAATATGACTTTGCAACTAGATATAATATGATGTCGCCTAAAGAAGGCTTTGATCAATTAATACAAGATTATAAAAACGCTATGAAAATGGAAGAAGGGGAATTAGGTAAACTTCCTCCTATTCCTTTGTCGTTATTAAAATCAGGTTTAGGTTATATTTTAAAACAATTGGCAGGTGGTAAATTTGATCAAGGTAAAAGGGATTTTTTAGAAAAAATAGTTAAACCAAAAGAAAAAATAGAGAGCGCTAAAGAGTTTAAATTTGATTTTGATGAATTAGATAGACTTAAACAAAAATATTTAGATAAAATAAATTTAGATAAAAATCGTACTTTACACCAAGACGGTGGTTTAGCCGGTATGCTCGGAGAAACACAACAGGTTGGTTATGCAACAGACAGAAATCAAATAATTAAAGAACTATATGAAGCAGCAGGCGGATTTGACGGAACAGGTAAGAGTTTTGAAGAATTTATGGCAGATGTTTTATACGAAGGCGACTATCTTGCAAAAGGCGGCAGAGTAGGTCTTGCAGAAGGAGATACACCTAGTCAAGCATGGATGAGAGATTATTTCTATGATGCAGGCTATGATGATCAAGGTGTAATTACTTTAGATGAATATATGAATGGTCCCATAGGATGGAAAGATTATATGGAGCATGGACCAGGAAAATACGCTGAAGGCGGCAGAGCAGGTTATTTAAAAGGTGGATTGCTAAGAACAGGTATTATGGAAGCATTAGATCAGTTTATTCTAAAAGGTAAGAATCCTGGAGACTACGCCATTAATATGGGAGATGTAAGAAAGCTTTTTCAAAACCTAGACGAAAAATTTGCAGGTAAGATTACTTCTAAAGAATCAATTGATGACATTATAACAAGATTTAGAGACACTAGAAAATTAGATTTATCTAAAAGCATAAAAGAATTTTTAAACAATAGAATTAAACAATATAAAAGTGGTTTAGAAAATATAAAAAAATACGGGCAGTCAGGTTCTATTGAAGAAGTGGGAGATCATGCAGAAGAGCTAAGATATCTTATTAAAGAAACTAGAAAAGATATAGACGCAATAGATAAATATGAACTTACACAACAATCTAAAAAAGCAACTAAACATGCTGAAGGCGGCATTGTTGGTTTGAAAAATGGTGGCCTATTGGAAAAATACAAAGAGTACGCTCCTAAAGGACCATGGACCAGGGGCCTAACAGATATGGAAATAACTTATGAACTATACAATCTATTAGCACCTTACATGAGTTTATTTTTCAAAGAAGGCGGACGTGTTGGTTTTAAAGAAGGTAAAGGAATGACTAGAAGAGCATTTTTAAAATTACTAGGCGGAGCTGCAGCTTTACCTATAGTTGGTAAATATTTTAAATTAGCAAAACCAGCAGCTAAAGTAATGGACGATATTAAAATAACTTTAAGAGGAGATGGTGATTGGGAACAAGATATAGACGGTTTGTGGTCGGGTGGTAATTGGGTTAATTACTCATTTGAAGCTTTAACAGATAAAGGAAGAAAAATTTTAGCTAAATTAAGTAAAGGAAAAAATGCTAGTTTAGCAGATGAGGGAAATAATATATATAGTCCGGTATCAAAAAGTGACACTGCAAGAATTAGCACTGAAGCTGATGCTGCAGTTGATGCAGTATATAATATAAAAAAATCTAAAGGAAATGTAAGTTTAAATACGCAAGTAGGAAGTAAGGTTAAAGGAGCTAAACCTGAAAAGTATAAAGACATGGATTTGGGTTACTCAACTAAAACATACGGTAGTAAAGAAATAAATAAAAAAACAATATTAAATGAAGCAGATGATTATTGGGTGGGTGATTATGGAGGATATAAAAATAAAGGATTCTATGATGAGAACGTGGAAGAGATTATAGATATAATCACTAAAAAAGCCGAAGGCGGAAGAGTGGGTTTATATAAAGGTGGTATCATAGATTTATTAATTGCAGGTGGTAAATTTTTAAATAAAAATAGTCCTGTTGAACTTTATAAAAAATATTTAAAAAGTGTTAAAGATAGAACTTTAAAAGCAAACGAAACAGGAAAATTTACAGATCTGCCACTTGAAGTGATACCGATTGGAGCTGGTGGTGCGTTGGTCACTAATTACTTAAAGAAAAAATTAAAATCTTTAGATGAACAAACTGAAGAAAAAGCCGAAGGCGGAAGAATTGGCCTAGATACAGGAGGACCTCCTATTGAACCTTATTCAACAAGTGATCCAAAAGCAGCTGCAAAAGAAATGGCTAGAAGATATATTGATATGACAGTAGAACCAGCTAAAGTTCCAATCGATGAAGATATTCAATTAATGTTTGATTTAGATAGAGCAACAATAGGAGGAACTAAAGATTTTTTAGGCGGTGAAATAGATTTTGGTATTAATAAAGGTTTTGGTAATGATGATTTGCAATATGGCTTTAATTGGAACAAAAAATTTTCAGATGGGGGTTCTGTTTTACAAAGACCCATGTTTTATCAAGGTGGTTTAACTAAAACTGTTCCACCTCAAAGAGGACCTATGCCACAAGGGTTGCAATCTGATGTATATGATGGTATAATGCGTCCAGGAGTTATTAATGGCAGAAATTGATAAGAATCTCCCGAATACAGATCTACCTTCTGTTGTTGCACCAGACATGGACGTAGAAGTAACGGACGAGACAAAATTAGTAGAATCAGACAACGTTGAAGCAACCGAGCTTCCTGATGGGGGAATGGAAATAAACTTTGATCCTAATTCAGGAATCAAGGTCCCCGGAACTGAAGCCCATTTTGATAATCTAGCAGACTTACTTCCCGATGAAATTCTGAATCCAATTGGATCAGAAATGCAAGCAAACTATATGGACTATAAAATGTCCAGAAAAGAATGGGAAGATACTTACATTAAAGGACTAGACCTTTTAGGATTTAAATACAGAGTTAGAACAGAACCTTTTCAAGGAGCAAGTGGTGCGACACACCCAGTTTTAGCTGAAGCTGTTACACAGTTTCAAGCGATGGCTTATAAAGAATTATTACCAGCAGATGGACCTGTAAGAACTCAAGTTATGGGTTTATCTACTCCACCTAAAGAACAACAATCACAAAGAGTTAAAAATTTCATGAACTATCAGTTAATGGATCAAATGGAAGAATACGAGCCAGAGTTCGATCAAATGTTATTTCATTTACCATTATCAGGTTCTACATTTAAGAAAGTTTATTATGACGATTTACTTCAACGAGCTGTATCTAAGTTCGTTCAAGCAGATGATTTAGTGGTTCCGTATTCAGCAACCTCATTAGATGATGCGGAAGCCATTATTCATGTTTTAAAAATTCCAGAAAACGAATTAAGAAAACAACAAGTTTCCGGATTTTATCGAGATATTGATTTAGGAAAACCTCCTATCATTGAAGATAAAGTTGAAGAAAAAGAAAAGGAACTAGCTGGAACTAAAAAAGTTGGTAAGCAAGAAGATGTATATACATTACTTGAATGCCATGTAAATTTAGATTTAGAAGGTTTCGAAGATGTTGGTGCCGATGGCGAACCAACTGGAATAAAATTACCTTACATCGTTACAATCGAGGAAGGTAGTAGAACAGTTCTTTCTATTAGAAGGAACTATGCACCCAATGATCCAAACAAAAAGAAAATCCAATATTTCGTCCACTTTAAGTTTCTGCCAGGACTCGGATTTTACGGTTTTGGACTCATTCACATGATTGGCGGATTGAGCCGTACTGCAACTGCGGCTCTCCGTCAGTTATTAGATGCAGGGACATTATCAAATTTACCGGCAGGATTTAAGCAACGAGGTGTGCGTATTAGAGATGAAGCACAACCATTACAACCAGGAGAATGGAAAGATGTTGACGCTCCAGGTGGAAGTTTAAAAGATTCATTTTTTAATCTACCATACAAAGAACCATCACCTACATTATTACAATTAATGGGGATCGTGGTTCAGGCAGGTCAAAGATTTGCCTCGATTGCTGATATGCAGGTCGGTGAAGGCAACCAACAAGCAGCTGTTGGAACGACTGTCGCTCTATTAGAACGTGGTTCTCGAGTGATGTCAGCAATCCATAAAAGGCTATATGTTGCACTTAAGAATGAGTTTAAATTACTTGCAAAAGTATTTGCTACATATCTGCCACCTGAATATCCTTATGATGTTGTAGGCGCTGCAAGAACTGTTAAAGTACAAGATTTTGATGATAGAGTAGATATTTTACCTGTTGCTGATCCAAATATATTTTCAATGCAACAACGTGTTACATTAGCACAAACAGAATTACAATTAGCAATGTCTAATCCTGGTATGCATGATTTATACATGTCGTATAGAAAAATGTATGAAGCTATGGGAGTAAAAGATATAGATCAAATTTTACCACCACCAGCACCTAAAATTCCAAAAGACCCAGCATTAGAAAACATTGATGCAATTACAGGTAAACCTTTTCAAGCATACCCAGGTCAAGATCATAGAGCACATATAACTTCACACTTGCATTTTATGGCTATGAACATGGTTAGAAATAATCCACCTATTATGGCTGCTTTAGAAAAAAATATATTAGAGCACATTAGTATAATGGCTCAAGAACAAGTACAAATGGAATTTCCTCAAGAGTTTCAAATGTTAGCACAAATGCAACAAGCTGCACCTATGAATCCACAGATTCAACAACAAGTGCAACAAATCACTCAAAAGATAGAAGCTAGAAAAGCTGTACTAATTGCTGAGATGATGAATGAGTTTATGGAAGAAGAGAAAACTATTACTTCTCAATTTGACCATGATCCATTATTAAAGATTAAATCAAGAGAAGTAGACCTAAAAGCTATGGATACTCAAAGAAAAGAAGAAGAAATGAAGCAAAGAGGCGAAATAGATAGAGCTAAACTAGTTCAAAACAAAAATATCAATGATGAGAAGCTTGATCAAAACGAAGATTTAGCTATACTACGAGCAGATACATCTTTGGTCAAACAGCAAATGGGTGATCAAAATAGAAAAGATATTGCGCGTATGAAAGCTAAAGATGTTAAAGTATTAAAAGGACCAAAAAGTTAGGAGCAACAATGGTAAAAAGCAACGATAAAAGCGCTGCACAAGGAGTTAACCACAAACAATTCATCAATAAAGATGGATACCCAAAAGGTGGCGTACCGGTTAAAATTCCTGAAGGCATTCCAACTACTAATAAAGTAAATGGACAAAAGAGAATGCTTGCAGAAAAAAGATCTACTGTAAAGTGGTACTAGTATGTGGTTTAGCGCATTAAAGCTGGGATTAAACGCAGCAACGCACATCTATAAGAAAAAACAAGAAACAAAGATGGCGATGGCTGACG